CCGATGGTGTAAAAGCAAAATTCACAAGTTTACAAGGAAGAATAAGGAATGTTGGAAGTAGCATTGATAGCTTAAAAACAAAATTAAAAAGTTTAACAGCTGAAGCCCAAAAAACAGGCACAGGGTTTGGGTTCCTCAGAAATGCATTAAGCATGACTGTTGGAATGTTAGGTTACGATTTAGTAAACAGCATAATGCAAACCACAAGGGCCAGTATGAACGCAAGGTCAAGTATACAGGCATTCGCTTCAAGATTGAATATGAGTGCAACTGAAGTGAACACATTCCAAAAAAGCTTAGATGATCTACAGAACACCTACAAAAAAATTGACATGGATGTAGTAGGTCAACAAGCAACTGACATGGCCTATAGGTTGGGCATACCAAAATCAGCATTAACAGAACTCACAGAAACCACAGCCATATTCTCTGATGCAATGGCAAGAAACGGCCGTAGTGCAGAGGATTCAATGATGGCAATGTCTGATGCAATGGATGGTGAATTCCGCAGATTAAAAGAAATCGGTATCAGTCAAGAAGACTTAATGAACAATGGCTGGAGCGGAGATATCAATGATAAAACAGGCCTGCTAAAAGCCATGAACAAAGCATTGAAAGAACAACATTATGATGAACTAGCAAAAAGTGTTGATACACTTGATGACGCATGGCAAGTATTAAGCATCACATTATCAAACTTCTTAGAATCAATACTGTTACCGTTAACTCCTACAATCGTAGCTATTGTAAACGGATTAACCGAAGCTGTAGGAGGTATCAGAACATTCATAAGTCAATTGCAGTCTGCTTGGAGTAGCCTTCCTGAATGGGCGCAAATGGCAATCATCATTGCAGGTGTAGCAGTTGCGGTTGGGTTACTTATTGCTGCAGGTGGAGGATTGGAAGCGGTATTGTTATCATTAGCAGCTTCATTTGCTCCAGTGATAGCAGCAGTAACTGCAATCAGTTGGCCTTTAGTTGCGGTTGTTGCAGCAATAGGTTTAGTGATAGCAGCAATCTATGAAGTCGGAAAAGCTTTCGGTTGGTGGTCTGATGTCAACACAATGTTAGCTGCAATCGGTGCAGGATTGCAGAGAATGTGGAGTGCATTCATCAATCATCCAGATGTTCAAGCTGCAATCTCAGGTATTATATGGGGATTGCAGGAATTAGGAAAATTCATCACATGGGCAGGTCAACAGATACTGGCATTCTTTGGTATATCTGCAGGCAGTGAATGGGATGTAGTAAGAGCAATCATTGACAGTGTAGGCCAAGCATGGGAAGTCATGTCAGGTAAAATCAAGTTTGTCATAGGAGTTTTAACCGCATTGTATAACTTCGCAGCTCCAATAGGTGCAGCAATTGCTGAAGCATTGAAACCGATTGTCTGCATCATCCTTGGTTGCAGTCCTGGAATTGTTCCTGCATTAAGAGCAATGTATGATGTATTTGTTGAAGTTTGGAATGCAGTTATGTCATTTGTAGGGCCTATTATTGGTGTTATTGTTGGTTTGGTTCAGGGAATTATCAATGCATTTGAAAGATTCAAGAATGGTCAGATAAACTTGCCGACATTGATTTTCACAGTATTATCTATGTTATGGAATGCTTACAATATCATCTTGACAAAGATTATCAATTTCGTAATACAATTCGGTGCTAAACTGTTACAAAGAGGTATTGCTGCAGGAAGAAACTTTGTCAATGGGGTCATCCAATGGTTAAGCCAGTTACCTGGCAAAGCATATTCAAGGTTGATACAGGTTGTTTCAAGAATCAACAGTGCCGGTGCAGCATGGGTACGTGCGGTTATCCAAAAAGCAAAAGAAGTTGTCAATGGAGCGTACAACACATTAGCAACAATCCCTGACAAAATAACCTCTGCTTTAAGTGGTGTTAAAGATGCCATCACTAAACCATTCCAAAATGCATATGATACTGTTTGCGGTATAGTGGACAACATCAAACAGAAAGTCAGTGAGGGTTTAAGTGAAGCTGGCAAACTGGTAGGAATCAGTCCTGCTGGTGGTGAAATGGCTGCTGGTGGTGAAACAATACCTACTGCAAATGTGAATGTCAGTAAAGCGGTCGGTTGGAAACATGATCCAAACAACAAAATCACTGTCGAGGAAACCAAAAAGATAATCCTTGACTTAGTGAATGTTCCTGCACATATTGATACTGCAACATTAATCAAGATGATGGAAAAGCCTGAAGTCTTGAAAGCATTAACCAGCAACCGTGAATTCCAAGCATTGGATAATAAAACCAAACTGGAAATCCAAAAAAGGATAAACAGGGCTAAAGGAGTATAAATAATGGTTGATTTTATAAACACAATACCAAACGGTGTAAGGGGAGGAGGTTTCCTCCTTGATGCTCGTTTGGCTTCGGATTTTGTTAGGTCTGATTGTGATATTATAGTGCATAATGAATCGATTAATGATATCATTGTACCCGTTTTCAGATTATCTACTGGTGAAAGTGAAGGATACAGTGTTGTTGAAGTAATGGAACTGATTGATAATACATTAGTCAAGGATATTACATTTGATAATAATCAAATACGATACACTAGTATTTCTGCAGAAGACGTCAGTACTGTAAGTGATTTAAACGGTGTTGTTACTGGAATCAGCTTCAGCAACAACAAAATCACTTACAATACTTTCGAATCAGAAAATGCATTATTATATGATGATGATTTAACCACGTTATCTGGTGCGTTAACCAGCATAACATATGACAGTACTAACTTTAAAATTAAATATGATACAGTTGGTGAGATAAGTGAGTAGTAACAATAACTTAATGAACGTATATAACAAGGAAACCATTGATTCTTTGTTGTTGGATAAATTAGGGTTTGGTGAAACCGATATTGATAAGTTCAATTTCGCTCAAATCACTAAAACCATTGATGGTGTTAAGCATGTTGAGTATTGGATAATGTCAAATGCTTACTATGATTATGATCATGAACGGTTTGTCAAGACCGACATGTATAATACCAGTTTTGGTATTCAGATTCAGGCTTCAGGAACATATCCTGGTGAAGCTGCTTTGGGTTATAATGATATTATGGGGATTAATATTTGGCGTTGTCCTGCTTGGTTGGATGATGAGGATAATTGGATTGTCTATATGGATACTACTATGTATGATTATACTGATGTTCAAGATTCCACTAAGCATTATATTGGTGCTAAATATGATAATTCCAGTTGGGGTGCTTTGAATGGTACTTGGAGAGATTTTGCTGTGGCTACTGGTTGGAATAATAACCTTATGACTGATGGTTTCGGTGGTGTTACTATTGGTGGTGCTGGTTTTGAGATTGATGGTAATGGTATTTTCCCATTCACAAGACTTTCATCATCTGTTGGTTACATTAACGGCAGTAAATATTACATGCTCGGATTATTAGATAATGCATATCATGGTTCAACCAGTAACTGGGATTGTGATGACAACAAGCACCAATCATGGTTTGTAGGTTTAATCAGTCCACCTTTAACAAGTGGCGGAAGCGAAGTTTACCTGACAAAGGATTTATCCAATGCTAAGTTTGTTGTTATGTACAATGACACACCTGAAGACCCTAATGATATCCATGACATGAATACCAACAAATGGCACATAATCCTTGAAGCGACTAAAACCAATATTCAAGCGATGGTGAACGGTACATTAACCACCTTAGGTTCTGGTGGTGGAGGTGGCGGTGGAACTATCGATACCGCAATGTCAGATTCATCCACAAATGCTGTTCAGAACAAAGTAATCAAAGCATATGTTGATACACTCATTGGTGATGCTGATGATTGGCTCACAAGCTAAGGAGAGGGTATGATGACAACACATTACGAAAAAATACAAGCATTAGGAAATCGTATGGTAAGTAATCTTGAAGCTATGGGGGTTTCCGCTAGTTTTAGTGATGGTGGATTAACATTAGCAGATAAGATACTCGAAATCCAACATCAAACTAAAGGGATTATCCTCTCCGCAGATAAGAGTATTGAGCAGAAAGGAACAACCCAAAACCCAAACAAAGTAACATTATCTGCTTTAGTAATCGATGAAAACGAACACATCGTACCTGATGACACACCAGTTGTATTCAGCGGAGCATATGCTACCTCCTCATGGGATATTGATGAAGAGGAACTGGTATGGGAAACAATGACATTAGCGATTGGGTATTGGGGTTTAATTTCCACCACCCCAGACACTGCATTTTATATGGGTCAGGGTAGTAATTATTTCAAATTCCTTAAAACAAGTACAGGATGGAATATTAGTTATAAAGATAATGCAACACCCACATCAATTACGGGGAATAAACTCATTCATGCAGGTCAAGGCATTATCAGTAATGGTAATGGAGATTATGTTGATTTAAGCACAGTAAACGGTTCGTCTGCTAGCATTGTTTCTGATTGGAATCCTATTTATTGTAGTGCCTATGTTGGTGTTGGTACTATTGATTTTTATGAGTCTAGTTTGACTGAGAATGGTTTGGCGGTGTATGAGTATACTTGTAGTGGTGCTGGTTTGCAGGAGATTCAGGCTTTTTCTGGTAGTTTACAGTCAGTACCATACACAGTATGGGATACTATTTACCACAATGAAGAAATATCTTCCACTATTTCATTAGATGTAAG